GGCAGGAGGTGCAGTTTTTGCAACTCCAAAACCAAGTTTTTTCCATAAAAAGTCTACTTTGGTGCTATCTGCTAGTGCCATTAGCTTGCTACTCCTACACTAACACTGGTGAGTGTTTCGCCACTTGCGAGTGCTATACGCACAAGTATGTTGTTGCCTGTAGCGTTTGAACTGTTTGCACTTCCTAGTGTCATGGTATAGGCTGCATTTATACTTGTGCCTGTTGGAATTACATCAGCACCAGTTAAAGCACATCCGTTACTGCCATTACCGCCATTGCCTGTATCGGCACCAGGAACTCCTGAACCAGCATATTGAATAGTTCCGTCTACCCATCCATTTATCGTACTAGCACTATCAATTGCAGTGCCAGGAGAGGCAATCCACAATCCAGTAATTCCAGTACTACTGTTCAAACTGATGTCAAAGTTAGCAACTGTTGCTCTTCTAAAAGCAAAAGTAAAATACTGTGTTCCAGATCTACCTGTGTTCAAATCAGGACCTGCTGGAAGATAACCACTGCTTAAATCTGTAGTAAAATGACTTAGTGTGCCCCAACGCACAACTGCTTCGCTTGTACCAGCAATAGTTTCAGCTCCACTCCACACATTTCCTGTGTACCAGTTTTGATCTGCAAAGGTTGGATTGTCAGCAGCACTTCCTAATCCTTCAATTCTCAAACCATCATCATCGAAAACACTTCCAAGAGAATCACTTACTGGTATGTTTCCTTCGTCAAATCCTGACAAACTAGCACTATAAATCTGTATGTACTTGTCTGTAACATTAACAATTGAACTCGATCCATTAACGTTAAACATCTGACTGTCTAGATAGCCAACTGCTCTTGCACTGCCATTTATACTAAGTGTGATGTTTCCTAATTGTTGCGGTGATGCTACTCCTACATCAGCATCAACTATGCCAGCAGTAACAAAACTTGGAGTACCGTCGATATCACCATAGGTCTTGGTTTGAGTTCCGATAATACTACCTGTAGTACTCTCTGCTAAAGTACCAGTGGTAAATTGTATTGGTTGAGTTGTGTTTCTATATGTTTGTCCTGTGAGATTTGATACTTCTAAACCTGATATAGTAACTGCTGGAGAGCCTGTATTGTAATATGGAACTCCAGAAATATATCTATAGGTTCCTGCAGTCTGTTCTGTAATAGTTGCATTTCCTTGCACAACTGTTGGAACGTCTGTCATATCATCTTTGACAAAGTCTACTAGATTGGTATCACCAGCAGTTGTATGACTAAGTTTTGCATCGTTATAACCTACACTTATACCGCTTAGAGCACGTTGCCAACGTGCATCAAAAACTTTTGCAAATCCTGTTGGATAGGTACTTGCACTTATTTCATCGTGTGCATCACCATCGTTTACAACTACAAGATCTGTATAGGTACCTGCAGCATCTCCGTCTGGAGTAAAAGTTACATTACCGGCTTCACTGCCGTTGAACACTGCTGATAAATTTCCTGAGATAGCAGTATTAGCATCAGTGACATTGTTTGTGTTAATTGTTGTGGTTGTGGTATATCTGGTGACACTACTACCTGCCGCAACTATGTTTCCGCCACTGTTATCAGTTGCATTAGCTGCCAACAATGGACTTGTGCCTTGGCTTGCGTCTTGCAAACTAAGAGTCTTTCCGCTCAGTGCAGTTGGTGCAGTTGGGTTTGCATTAATTGTAATATAGTTTGTTTTTGTTTCTGTATCTGTTTGTGCAATACTAACAGGAGTTCCTGATGATGTAAGAGCAACTGTAAAACTACTCACAGTTCCATAACTGTTTGTAATATTGGCTGCTCCTGGTGTTCCAGCACCACTTGTTATGTTGCCTGTGGTATTTCCGTCGCCAAAAGTAAAATTTGTAGTTGTAACATTTTGGCTAGTATTTTGAAATGTAACTAGACCTCTGTCAGTCGTTGACAATCCAGTTCTATAATCTGTAAATAGATATCCATCTTGTGCAGTATCACCTGTTTTATCACTGATAATCACTGCGGTACCAGTAAAAATACTGCGTATGTCTGGTTCAACTGTGATCGTTATATTGCCTGCATTAAACGGACTGTTAGTGCTTCCATTCTCTGTTGCTAGTTGTACTTCAAAAGTTTGTGCAGTACCACTTGATTGATTACCACTATCCAAAGCAAACGTATGATCGATAGTTGTACCTGGGTTTCCTGCTACACCGGCCTGAATGTTAACTGCGTTAACATTTCCATCGCCCCAAGTCCAACGATACTTTTGTTGAGAACCAAATACTGCGGTTGTGCCTGGATCTGTTGCAGTGCTGTTTGTAAATTGGACTACACCACCTGATGTGGCTTCTTCATTAACCACCGTTGTTACGTTAGCACTTGACAATGAAGTATGATCACTAAAAACATCTACAACACCTGGAGAGCTATACACAGTAACTGGACTAGGCCCAGCAGTGTTTGATGTTCCTGCTAACACAATTGAATACTGTGTATCTCCACCTGCGTTGGTATAGGTATTGGTAAGTGTTGTCCATCCAAGACTTGGATTTACATTTGCAGCTCCGTCGCCCCAATCCAGTTCGTAACTAGAAGTAACATTGGTAGATGTGTTGGTAATTTCAGCGGCAGTTCCGCTATCTATTGTGCTATCAGTTATTGTAAAACTTGGTGCAGGTGTCGGTGTATAAAGTGTAATATAATTTGTGCGTGTTTTTGAATCAACTGATCCTTTTGCACCTAAACTTACGTTACCTTGATAGGTTCCATCTGGATTAAAAGCAGTAAAAGTTACAGTGAATTGTCCACCATCTGTGTTAGCGTATGTATTGGTTGGATTTTGTGATGTACTGGTGTTGCCGTCTCCAAAATCCCAAAGATATGAGGTTGCATTTCCAATAAATGTTCCAGTGAAATCAACGTCCATTGGACTCGGACCAGCCAATGGTGTTCCTGTGAAATCTGCTTGTCCTACAAACGTACCGTTAGCAATATTTAAACTAACTTGATTTAGATCATCTAAACCATCAGTAACAACTGTGTTTGCAGTCCAGCCATCATAGGCAACGTTAGAAGTTAAATCACCATCTGTTGGCGTACCAATTTGTATAGTATTACCAAGCACCGCATCTACGTTTGCACTATCAACCCAACTTAAAGATCCTGAGCCATCAGTTGAGAGTATTTGTCCTGATGTACCTCCGGTTAGTATTACTGCACTGTTTGCGCCAAGATTAACATTACTGCCACTTAGATCTAAGTTACCTTCGGCACTGATTGCATTTCCTGCGATCGAAATATTTGCAATATTACTACTTCCAGCGACATCTAGTGTAACTGTTGGTGTATTACTACCTATACCAACACGATTGTTAGTAACATCCACAAAGAAAGTGTTTGTGTCAATGGCTAGGTTAGCAGTTCTTTCTAAATTATCTGCGAGTGCTTTACCAGAGACTCTTGCAATTGCCATTTATCAATTTCCTTAAACTTTGCAGTATTTATCGCACTGTTAAGGTGTGTTGCCAAGTCCGTGTATTACGTTGATTGGTTCATTTAGCAAAGGAGCTTCTGTGAATGTGATATCATTTCCGCCACCGGTAATGCTGTAGGTAGAAGGTTGTTGGTATATGTTGGAAATAAACACAATGGTTTGATCAGCAGCACTTACACTAGTACTAAGTGTGAATGTCAGCGTACTGTTATCACCTGTAAAGTTATCCACTGTAATATCAGCTTCGCCACTTTTTGCAACTTGTTGAAACACAGTTCCGTCAAAGTATTCCATACTGCCTGTGCTGGTATTATATCTAAAAACTCCAAAAACAGGATCAGTTGGACGTTCGTTGGTAGCACCAAAAGGAATACGGATACTGGTAGAACCTGATGGTACCTCTCTGTTTTTAAGAAAAACTCCAGTTGCCATATTAGATACTTGTATAAGAAGTTACAGAGTTTACTCCACTTGCAACGTTTGCAATAACTTGTACAGTATCTCCGTTTTCAAGCAGAAGTTTTTCTCCACCTGAATAGAGTTGATAAGAATCAGTTGCTGAAATGTCTAGAGTTTTTGCAACTAAGTTTATGTTACCAACACTATCACCACTTGGAACGATGTGTATATCAACATTAACTGCAGCCGCTGTTGCATTTGTTAATGCAAGATAGGTAATTGCAGTATTGTTTGTGCTTGTGTAAACTGTTGTTGCACTGTTACTAACGTTTGCGGTTTGTATTGCCATTTTAGTTCCTTAAAATATAATTCCAAAAACAATTGCTTTGCTTTTGCTTACTAGTTCATCTTCGGTTGATCCGTCCACAAAGTAAACACCTGTTCCACCACTGCCTGCTACATTACCGTATAATACTGTTGTGTTTGCAACTGATCCAGGCGATGAACTATCTGCTAATTGTAACCCTGCGGTGAGATTGATGTTACCAGCAACATTAAGTTGGCTAGTGTCAGTGAAAGTAAAATTTGCACTTGCACCAAAACTTCCTTCGTCATTGAACTGTACTTGAGTATTTGCACCAGCAACATTGCCAGCCTCCGCAGTTCCAATTTCGTTCCAGGTACCTGTTTCACCAGTTTCACTGGTGCTTGTACTTATTTCCCATTTGTTATCTGTTGTATTATATCTAATACCTGCAAAAGTTGATGCAGTTTTGTGAGTTAACAATCCAGCATTACTTGCATAAGTTGAAGTATTACTACTATTAGTTACAATAAACGGATCTTTTACATCAAGTACTTCAGTGTTAATATAGGTTATATTTCCACTTACCACCAGGTTTCCATCAACTTCCATTGTATTGGTATTGATGTACACTCTATCTTCAGTGTTTATGGTTTCAATATAATAATCGCCGTCGATTCTTTTTTTAGTATTCATAATGGACCTCTACGTGTATTTACCATTTCAAGAAACTTGTCCATTGACTGAATATTCATATTAGGCAACTTGGCAAACTGTTTTACAAAAGCACTTTCAGGCCCTTCAATTCTTGTGAAATTTACATTATCAAATTCTTTTGCAAGCTCTAACAGTTGTCTTACCCAGTTTCCTGAGAATGTTGGAGGCTCTAGTTGTTTTTTGTAAAATTGAGTGTCTACATACACATTGTTAAACATACCATTGGTTGTTCCAAGATCAAATCCTACTAGAAATATCTCGGTATGGCCATCAAGACATGCAAGTGCAGTTGCATTCGGACCGCTACTATATCCTTTGTATT